CCCTTAGCGATGCCGGGCAGCTTGCCCTTCGACACCACTTTGGATTTCTTATTCGAGGCGCCCATGGCGCCCTTACCAGTCATACCCTTCATATCCATGCCCCTTTCAAAGGTTACTTCGGTTTACGAGACACAAGTTTGCTTGGGTTTTTCGACGCACCCACAAGGCCGCCAATCCCTGCACCAATCGAGCCAGGGGCGGGTTTGGGCGGGCGCCCGACGCCACCAATAGCTCTACCGAGCCCGCCGCTGGCGGGGACGCCGCCCATACCCTTCTTAGGTCCGTAGGATTTCATAAAAACCTCACTGCGGGGCTGGGGTTTGCAGGTTTACGCGAGGCCCCTGAATCTCGCGTGGACCTGTTTCTTCACCACCTGTCTGCCCGCCCTGCGCTTGCGCAGCGGCGTCTTGGGTGGATGAGCCGGGTTGGCCTTGCGCGCCCTGTGCCTGGACCATGGCGGCCATCTGAGCCTGTTTCTCGCGCGCAAGCAAGTCTTCGTCACTCGGAACGATCATCTGACCATCAAGCCCAAGGCCCTCGGCAACTGCGCGCAGCAGCGCGCCGCGCCCACGCATACCGACAATCTGTGAATCGAGCGGGTTGGCCGTGGCTTGGAGAAGCTCAAGCTGGCGCTGGCGCTCCGTCTCGCGCTGGATGGCGACCGTGACACCCTTAACCACGATTCTCTCGTCACCGCGGAGTCGGCCGGTCTGGTCCGTGAGCATGATGATGTCGTAGAGGTACTGAAGCAGCGGCTCAAAGATGTCAGTGTCAATGTTACTCGCCACCGTTTGCAGCATCTTACTCGCGTTGCCCATGAGCATCGCAAGTCCCGAGGCGGTGCGGCCGGCGCCACCCATGCGCTCAGAGCCAGTGACGTAACGCGGAATGGCGCTCGTCTCATCAGCGATCTGCGTGAATTTCTCATAGACCCCAAGCAAGTTCTGCGCGTTCGATTGCGGCTGGAAGAACGTCACCGGGACGGAGTTCACAGGCGACCCAGGGCGGTTTGCAAAGCGCCATACCCGCCACGGCCACAACTGCGTCGTGTCTTCCCCCGCCGAAATCATATCCTCATTGATGGCGACCTGCGGGCCAGACGCCATGCTCATATTGTTCACGAGCGCGCGAAGGGAGGCGTTGCACACATCCTGAATATCCCCAAGCACATCAGGGAGCGCATTACCCACCATCGTCCCAGGGACTTTGTTGTAACTCGTGATATAGACAGGCGGGCGCTCGCGCGGTGACGGCGACATCACCACTTTGATGACGTAGCGCCCGATCATATAAAGCTGCACGGAGTAATCCAGGGCTTCGTCAGGTACGTCCTTTGCCGACATACCAAACTGCCGCAGTAGCCGCCCTTGCACAGACCCGTAATAGGTCAAGCAATCATACATGCCGCTCTCATTCAAATTCGGGTCTTCCCGACTCTCCTGCTCTGCCCGAGTCGAATCAGCAGAATCAGGTGATTCCGTATACCCGTTGGGGTACTCAGTCAGGATAGCCCTGAGGTTGTCGCCATTGAACCCTGGCACCCCGATAAGCCCGTTCAGTTCCATGCGCGCTTTGCGCTCGCGGTGGATGAACTCCGCGCTTTCAACGGACGACGCACCGGGCGTCCACCACAAATCGAACGGCGAGCCGCGCTTCCAGAACATGCGTGCAGTGTTCGTCTTGACGAGTTTCGCCTTACCGTCAGGGCCGCGCTCCCATTTGATCGAAGGGGTCATGTGAACGACAGGGCCGATGATGCACGCAAACGGAAACATCGAAAGGTCCATGAGGAACTCAGAAAGCGCCTTATAGAACCCACCTTCAACGAGAAGGTCATCAAGGTGCGACTGCGCCTGCTTGGCTTCCTCATGCGCTTTCTTGCGCAATGCCTGCTCAAGTGCCTGCTCAAGCGTTGCGCGCCGGGCGACCATTTCTTCTTCAGATGGCTGAGTAAGTGGCGCCCCTGTTTCCACATCAGGAAGGCCAGATTGTACCGCCATAGAGGCCGCGGCGACTTCGGCCGCCACAAGCTCATCAACCTTCGCCCGCGCGTCATCCGGTACCGCGGGCTCTGGTGTGGGCTCCACCGCCCATGGTCGCTCGCCTGACCCGAGATAGATGTCCCTCAAAAGCGCAGTGGCACCGCGGCACTTGGCTGCAACGATGCGGGCGTAGACCTCAGACCCGCCAAACGCCCTGATCTTCGCCAGTTTATCAGGCTCGTACTCCCCGTTGAACATGCGCAGCGCTTCGAGCATGCGCGTTGTCCACCCCTGGCCACCATCCCTGTGTCGGCGCATAATATCGAACTGCCGGCGCACATAGGCCGCCAGTTCCTCGTAGGCTGGCTGAAGACGGGCCTCCCGCGCTGCTCTCGCTCGGGCCTCTTTCTCTTGCTCCATGGCGGCAAGCTGGCCTGGGGATACGACTCTCACGAGTCCGGCTTGCTGCGGTACGAATGGCTGGCCTAGCGCCCCTGGGGGTGGTGAAGGCGGCATGGGGGATTGCGGCATCGTCGCTGAAGGTACGGGGGACATCACACCGCTCATTGAATCATCACCCTCATGGTTGTTGCCTTTCTACAGGAAAGCCGCCAAATTGCGCAAGGATGGCGCTAAACCTGCGATAGCACCCCCACATGAGGAACATAATGGCACACAACCCCTCTGAACAGCAAGTTGGATTTCTGGACGCTAGTTATGCCGCCTTGGCGCGGGAACTGGCCCAAGACATCCGCCCGATCCTCGACGTCCTCAAGGATTACGGCTTCACGGATACCGACGACCCACGTTGGGCGTTCCTTCAGCGGAGCAACGACTTCAAGCGCATGATGGCTGAAGCCACGAAGGAGTGGAACGCGGCGGACTCCACCAAGCGCAGAGTCCAGCAAAAGGCCCTGGCAAGCCTAGAAATGTCCCTCCCCAATATCCACCACCTTATCAACAGCCCCACCACCGCCGCCACAGCGCGCATTGACGGCGCTCGTCTCCTTCAGAACCTTGCGGGCATGGCCGGGCCGGTCAACGCCAATATAGGCGACGGCGGGGGTGGGGTGTCCATCAACATCAACTTCGGCGGGAACAGCCTGAAGGCCACCCTTCAGCCCAAGCAGATCATCGAGGGCGATGTGTTGGAGGCCGAGGATGAGTAAGCCAAAAGAGAGCATCGTCGGCAACGCCATAACCTACAACGCCCCGCTCACCGTCTCTGAGTTCATGTCGTCTGAGGCTTTCGTGCGCTTCATCCTGGGACCGGTGGGCTCTGGTAAGACGACGGGTGTGTTGTTCGAGAGCCTGCGCCGCGCATGCGAGCAGCAACCGGGACCGGACGGCATCAGGCGTACACGCGCGGTCATCGTGCGTAACACCCTCGCGCAGATGAAGCAGACCATCCTCAAGGACGTGGAGACGTGGCTTGGTTCGATTGCCTACTTCAAGTCCTCCGAGAACCTCATCCAAATCCGCGCCGGTGACGTGCATAGCGACTGGTACCTGATTCCCCTCGACGACCCGCAGAACCAGCAGCGCCTTCTCTCGCTTCAGCTTACGTGGGCATGGATCAACGAGTTCATCGAAATTGACCCGGACCTTATCCCCGCTATCGCCGGCCGTCTCGGGCGATACCCTTCAGCGGCGCAGGGCGGCCCCACATGGTTCGGCATCATTGGCGACAGCAACATGCCCAACGCCGGCTCACGCTGGCATGAACTCCTCGATGTCTCGGTCCCCGAAGACTGGCATGTGAGTATCCAGCCGGGTGGCTTGGAGGAGGGTGCTGAGAACCTCAATTATCTCACGCAGACGAACGAGACCCTGAAGCTCCCCCTGGACCACCCAAAACGCCTCGATCAAGGGCGAGAATACTACCGCCGCCTTGCGCGGCAGAACGCGGGTAATTGGGTGAAGCGCTACGTGCATGCGAAGTACGGCGACGACCCCGACGGCACCGCGGTCTTCAGGGAGAGTTTCAACCGCGATTTCCATGTCTCCAAAGAGACTCTCATCCCGTCAGAGTCCCTCCCCCTTCTGGTGGCGCAGGATTTCGGGCGCAACCCTTGCGCGCTCATCATGCAGACGAACCACCGCGGGCAAGTACTGGTGTTGAAGGAAGTGCTTGCGCAGAACATGGGCCTTGAGTTGCACATGAACCAGAACATGCGCCCGGCACTGAACGAGGAGCGCTTCGTCGGCAAGGCTGTGAGCTTCATAGGTGACCCGTCGGGCGTGTCCAAGAACTCAATCACTGAACTGGATATGTTCGCCTACATCGAGAGTCAGGGGTACCGCGCATACCCCGCGCCGACGAACGATATTGACCTGCGCCTTCAGGCGGTCGAATCGCTCCTCATGCAGAACATCGGTGGCCGACCTATGCTTCTCATTGACGGGAAGAATTGCCCGATGCTCGTCCAAGCGCTGCACAGTAAGTACCTGTTTGCCAAACGCAAGGATGGAGAGAACCGCTCGATCCCCGAGAAGAAGCACCCTTGGTCCGACCTTACTGACGCGCTGCAATACGGTGCGCTCGCGGTGCAGGGAGGATTTCATCAAGCGATTAAGCGTGACATGGATCGGAGATTGAACCGGCTGGTTGAACCACGCCGCACAATGGTTGCTGGCGGGTGGACATAAAAACCCCTGACGCCGTGAAGCATCAGGGGAAGGTATCAACCGGGAGGAAACGTCCAAGAAAGGCTGTGGTTATGGGGAACCATGAGCCCGGCGACTCCTTTATTCTGGCTGAGTCGGAACGTCAAGTATAATTTTCGTCGGCGAGCGGCGGCTGCGGCGCAGCCATCTTCAAGCGCGATTTACGGGGCTTTTGGGGGGCTTTGGGGGTGGTTTTAGGGGTGTTTTTACCCCTTGAAACGGGGGTTTTGGGGGCGGTTTTGACCCCTTTTTGGGGGGTTTTGGCCCCTTTTTGGGGAGTTTTGGGGGTATTCTGGTAGGTCTTCCCGCCCCGTATCACGGCACCGGCAAGGTGGGTTTTCAGGTCTTCGCCGTCCAAAAAGTCGTTGAAACTGAAGTTAATTTCGTGCGCGATAGAC